TCTATGGATGAATTTGACCGGCACGAAGCCGAGATAAGTGAAGCCATGCAACAAGGCAGAATTGCAAAATCATAATTATTAATTTTTAAACTTAGGAGAATATCACATGGCTCAATATTTTGAACCTTCAACTGATACCGATGCTAACTTTGCAAGCTCTGTAAGTGGACAAGGTAATAGTTTCTTCCTACCTTCGATTTATTCTAAAAAGGTTTTAAACTTTTTCAGAAAGTCTTCGGTTGTAGAAGCTATTACTAACACCGACTATGCCGGTGAGATATCTGCTTATGGAGACTCAGTTAAAATCATTAAAGAACCTGTCATCTCTATCTCTGATTATACTAGAGGTAGTGACACGACTCCAACAAAACTAACAGACCAAGAACTTACTTTGGTTGTTGATAGTGCTAAAGCTTTCAAATTCATCGTAGATGATATTGAAACAAAAATGTCACACGTCAACTTCAAAGAAGTAGCTTCTAGTTCTGCTGCTTATGCGTTGAAAGATGCATTTGATGCTGCTGTTATCGCTAACATGTTTAGTGGTTTGTCTGCTTCTTCACCTGACCACGTGTTAGGTGCTGATAATGCGACTGCTTTAGGTGCTAACGTATATGACGGTACTGGTTCTGTTGACATTGGTCAAGACAGTGAAACTGACCCATTAAACCTTATGGCTAGAATGGCAAGACTATTAGACGAACAAAACGTACCTGAAGAAGGTCGTTGGTTTGTTGCTGGTCCTGATTTCTACGAGCAACTAGGACAATCAAGTTCTAAACTGCTTTCTGTAGACTTCAACGCTGGTCAAGGTTCTATAAGAAACGGTCTAGTCTCAAGTGGAAAACTACGTGGATTTGATATGTACAAATCTAACAATATCGCTGCGACATCAAACGCAACTGGTAAAGTGTTAGCTGGACATATTTCATCTACTGCAACTGCTCAAACTATCATCTCAACTGAAGTCTTAAGAGACCCAAGTTCATTTGGTGATATCGTTAGAGGATTGCACGTTTATGGTTCTAAGGTACTTAGACCAGAAGCGATAGTAGGTGCTTTCTACTTAATCGACTAATTGTTGAAACCCGGGGGAGTCTTCGGACTCCTCCACTTTTTAAAAGGAATTTATTATGCATAAAGATATGAAGAAAAAACCAACTGGTAATGAAATGGCTAGAGGTGACTACGGTTATGGTGGTATGGCTAAAAAGAAAATGATGGGTGGTGGTAAAGTAAAACGGTCTATGTATAAAGACGGTGGAATGCCAAAAGCTAAACCCTGTTAATGAAAGTTCAAGCACCTAAAGGCTATCACTGGATGAAGTCCGGTAAGTCTTACAAACTAATGAAAGACCCTAAGACAGGTTATGCAGCTCATAAAGGAGCTAGTAAATCTGCAAACTTTCCAATTCAAAAGGTTCATAAAAAATAATGGCAACAACATACTTAGATTTAACTAACGAAGTTCTTAGAGAACTAAACGAAATACCTTTGACCTCTGCAAACTTTGCAAGTGCTGTAGGTCTACAACAGTTTGTCAAGGATGCCATCAACAAGTCTATATTCGATATAGCAAATGAAGAACCCCAGTTACCATTTCTCACAGCAGGTGAAAGTGGTGCAACTGACCCGTTCTATGGAAACGTGACCGTAGCTACAACAGCAGGTACTAGATGGTACGAACTGAAATCAAGTAGCTCAAGCATCGCAGATGATTACGCTTCGATAGATTGGGATGATTTTTATTTAACCACGATTAACGTCAGTGGTGAATCAGCTCCTTTTGTCTCTAGAGGATTAAAGTTTTTAAACTTAGCTGATTGGAAAAGATATTACAGAGACAGCGAAAACGAAGATGATGCAAATACACAAGCTTACGGAGAACCTAAGTTTGTTATTAAATCACCAGATGCAAGGAAGTTTGGTTTAAGTCCAATACCTGATAAAGAGTACAACGTACACTTTTATGCATTTGAAAAGCCTACAAAACTTGTAGCACACGGAGACACAGTTGTCTTCCCCGAACAATACACGAATGTTATAACTGCTAGAACAAGATATTATATTTGGCAGTTTAAAGAATCTCCACAACAAGCAGCTTTTGCTATGGATGATTATAAGAAAGCGATGAGAACTATGAAGTCTAACTTGGTAAACCCAACTCCTCGTGCAATGACAGACGATAGAAGATACTTTTAATTTATGGCAGCATCACAACCTTATACCGTTGCATGTACCGGTGGTTTAGTCACAGCTTCAAATCAAATTGACTTACTTAAAACACCCGGTGTAGCTACAGACCTTAGAAACTTTGAAGTCTCTATAGAAGGTGGGTATAGACGTATTAACGGCTTTGAAAAGTTTGGTGGTGAAAGTGCAACGATTCCTAGTGGTAGTACAGGAACAATACATGGGGTAATGCCTTATGCTGATGGAGTTATTGTTGCTATTAACAACAATATTTATTTTAGCCAAGATGGAATCACATGGTTACAAATAAATAAACTATCTGCTGGTGGTGGTGATACTTATGCTACCTTTACAGGTAAAGCAGCTTCGGTAAGAACTGGACAAGGTCAATGTACTTTTGCAATGTTTGAAGCTGCTGGTGAAGATTATGGGCAAGTAATGATAGCCGATAATTCTACTAAAGACATTTTTGTTTTTAGAATGGAAGGCACTGGAGCTTTAAACACTAGAACATTTTTTACAGACGAAATACAACCTAACGGAGCTAATACTCCGGTACAATATATTACAGCACACGACCATCATTTGATTGCTGCTGGTGTAGAAGGCAACGAAACTACCGTCTACTACAGTGTACACAATAGTCCTGAAGACTTTAGTGGTGCTGGTTCAGGCTCTATTAGTATTACAGATAAGATTGTAGGGATTAAAGGATTCCGTGAAGACTTGTTTGTGTTTTGTGAAAACAGTATTCACAAACTTATAAACATTGATGACTCTCAAACAGTTGCAATTGTTTCAGTTGCTGAAAACATTGGATGTTTAAGTGGTTATAGTATTCAAGAGATAGGTGGTGACCTTATCTTTTTAGCACCAGACGGACTAAGAACCGTTGCTGGTACTGCAAGAATTGGAGACGTTGAGTTGGGTACAGTTAGTAAAGCTATACAACCTATTATTACAACAATTGCACAAAACATAGATAAGTATACTATTTCAAGTATAGTGCTTAGAGAAAAGTCTCAGTATAGATTATTTTATACCGATACCACTGCAGCCAATACATCACAAAGAGGAGTTATAGGAACATTAAGACCAAACGGGTTTGAATGGTCAGAAACAAGAGGAATAGAAGTAACCGGTATAGGTTCAGGGTTTAATGAGATTGGAGTTGAAGAATATTATCACGGGGATACTGATGGCTATGTGTATATACACGATTCAGGTAACACTTTTGATGGTACTAACATCCTTGCTAGATATGCAACACCCGATTACGATTACGGAGACTTAGGAACTTTAAAAACGTTACACTACGTTAGAGTTTCTGTTTCAGCAGAAGGTATTGTAAGTCCAGAGTTACAAGTTAGATACGACTTTAGTAATCCTGAAACACCACAACCACCTTCTAATTTTTTATTTGGTACGGTTAATCCTCCTTCAGTATTTGGTGAAGCTGTGTTTAACATTAACGTGTTTGGTGGTGCATCAGCACCTATGATACGTATACCCGTACAAGGCAGTGGAACAAGTAATAACTTTACAGTCATTACAGACGATAACAAAGCACCCTATAAAATAAATGGGTTTTATATAGATTTTATACCTTCAGGTAGGAGATAACAAAATGGCAATAACATATAACTGGAACGTATCCACAGTCGATACTTACCCAACACTAGACGACAATGTAGACGTGATTTATAACGTGCATTGGAGACTTAATGCAGAAGACGATGCAAATCAAGATGCAGATGAAAATAACTTAACTGCTTCAGTCTATGGAACACAGTCGTTAGACACAGCAGACATTTCAAGCTTTATAGCTTTTGATGGTGTTGATGCTACAACGGTACAAGGCTGGGTAGAAACCGCAATGGGCGAAGATGAAGTACAAGAGTTAAAAGATAACCTTGATGCAAAGATTGCAGAACAAATTAACCCTGCATCAGTTACAAAAACTTTAGTAGGCTAATAAAATAAAACACACGGAGATTAAATAATGGCAGGTTACATAAGACAAAGTTCCTTTGTAGATGGAGATACAATCACTGCTGCAATATTCAACAATGAATATAACCAACTCGTCAATGCGTTTAATAACGCTACAGGTCACGCACACGATGGCACAACAGCCGAAGGACCTGTTATAGGACTGATTGGTGATGCAGGAGAAACTTCTCCAAACAACAAAGTATTAATAGATACTACAAATAACTACATTGAGTTTTATGTAGAAGTATCTTCAGCACCTGTACAACAGTTATACATAGCCGATGGTGCTGTTGTTCCTGTTACAGACAGTGATGTTGACTTAGGAACTAGCTCATTATACTTTAAAGATACCTACACAGATACAGTTACTACAACTGGTAACGTTACTGTGGGTGGTGATTTAACTGTTACAGGTAGTGCTACTATCTCCGGTAACCTTACATTTGGTGATGCAGACACTGACAGCATTAACTTAGCTGCAGAGATTGATTCAGACATTATACCAAACACCGATGGCACTTATGATTTAGGTAGTGCTACAAAAGAATGGCAAGACCTTTACATTGATGGTACTGCAAACATTGACAGCTTAGTAGCTGATACAGCAGACATCAACGGTGGAACTATCGATGGTTCAACCATAGCAACGTCTGACATAACTGTAGGAGCTTCTAAAACTTTAGATGTCTCTGCAGGTACTTTAACACTTGCTGATAATCAAATCAGTGGTGACAAGGTTG